GCAGCGAATGCTACGCTGCCGACGGCTGTTTTTGTTGATGGTCCGGGCGGTGTCCCGGCCGGCAGACGCAGAAACGGCACTCGTGCACCCCGGGCTAACCCGCCGGCAGCTAGTTCAGCTGACAGGGCCCCGCAGGTTGCGCGAGCAAACCCTACCTCCCGCCCCGCCGGACGGCGCGCACGTGGAGGTAGTGCACAGGGAACCACTGGTTCCCAACCCGTGGTCGCACGATCTCTTCCAGGCAACCACAGATTCCCCCCTGATTTTGATCAGTGGGACGCTGATTCCCAGGATGCATACTTCGCTCCTGGGGGCTTTCGGACGGATGACGAAATTGCCCAACGTGCCCCCCCTAGGGCATATGACTGGGAGAATGAAATGTCGCCGACCGAAGTCTCTGACGCCGCCTTAGAGCGGGCTCAGAGTGGTACCAGACTTCCTCCCCTTGCAGAAGTCCGGCGCCGCCGCGATGATACACGTCAGCGAGACAACGCCCGCCGAGACGGCGGGCGCCCCGCCGCGCGATCTGCGCCGCGAGAAGCCCCCCCCGGTTCTGAGAGAGGAAATCAGACTGGAGACGACACGCGAACCGTTGCTTCTGAGCCCACCCCTCGACCGGCTCAAGACAACCGACGTCGCCTGCCCCCTTACGACGTTCCCTTCGAGTTCGACGACGCGATGGCCGCCCTCATTCGCCGCCATTATCGCATCGAGCCAGTTCTCGTGAGTCGCTCACCCCACACCCATGGTTTCATTGCTTTGGGTCGTGCGATTGCTGAGCGCTGGGTTTGCAACCAGATCCCTCGTGACGCCCGCATCTTGGATGTCGGCGGCAGCCCTGCTCGACATCACCGAAATCATCGCGACAACGTTTGGTCTGCGTGCCCGGTTTTGTCGCCTCGTGATGCAGGACGAGCATTCTCGTACCCCCGCACCGAAGCTGGAGCCCCAATCAATTGGTGTGAAGAGATGGGAGAAGCATGTGAGCATGGCCCTTTCCATAGTGCCATCGCTATTCACTCCCTTTATTACCTCGATGCACATCAAATCC